AATATCACTATAATTGCGGACATCAGCGATTTGCCGTCGCTAGGTAAAGTGATAGCCCAGTGGTTATTAGGTTTGGAGGGGACTTCATTGTTCCGGCGACTTTACCCGCTACGGCAAACTCCAAAACCTAATGCCTCTGGGCTTTTGTTTTGGCGCTGATCGAACTTGAGTTTATCGGCCTTGAATTCGTAAATCCTTGGCGCGTAAGGAAACCAGAATAGCGGTGTAGTGGCGTTAGGGGCGAAGAAGAAAACGTTTTGGCAAGTTTGGAAGTGGCGAAAAAAGATAACAGCGCCAAAGGTGGAGAATATCAAGTCGGGCACGGTGTTACGGCAACGTGGAAGTAAGGACTTGATTCGTGCGACCTAGTTAGACTCTCTGTGTTCGAGGGGAAAGCGCACGCGGTGCAGGGATGACACGATTACCTGCATGGTACGATGAGACGAGCAACTTGACGGTTCAGACCACCTAATTCTGCCGGATGCCATATTCTGTATGGCTGATGGCGGAGTTTTGGGTAACTTCTTCAACTCACTCTTTCTGGTTCAGTATGAACAAGCGATGCAACCACTGCAAACAATTCAAGCCACTTGGTGATTACTTCACCCCTCCGAAAGGCGCGTCCAGTAGCTGGCAAGGCACAAGCGAGTTTTGTAAGCAATGCCACAGCGAAGGAAAAATACCAAACGGATATGGCGACCAGAAATTCGGCGACAAATGGAATTCGCCGGATGATTCCCTGTTCCAAAAAAATACGCTTGACATATCAAAAACATCCAGCGCATAATTGCGCAAAGTAAAAAGGTTTCAACCCCGCGAAAGGTATCAAACATGGCACTTGCACTCACGCTTGACGCAGCACCCGATGAAGCACTCAAAGGTTTTTACGTGGAAAAGGATGGTAAGTACCATCTGGACGTGACCGGAATTGAAGACACCAACCAGATGCGCATTGAACTGGCGACAGTCAAGCGCGAAGCCGCAGAAAGGCGCAAGGCGGCGAAGGACATGGAAGAGCGGTTCGCCGGTATTGACCCGGAAAAGGTCAGGGAAATGATGGCGAAGCTCGACCAAGACGGTGAAGCGAAGCTCCTGGCCGAAGGCAAGATTGAAGAGGTCGTGAACAATCGCACTGAAAAGTTGCGCGCTGACCTGCAAAAGCAGTTGGACGAGGCGCACGGCAAGACGACATCCGCTGAAGCGCGAGTCAAGCAATACAGCCAACGCGTGCTGGATGATCGTATCCGGGATGCGGTGATGGGCAAGGTTCACACCAGCGCTATCAAGTCCGGCGATGTATTGCGGGCGGCGCGTGAACTGTTTGTGCTGGACGAACATGGCGATGCAGTGCAGCTTGACGCTGCTGGCAAGCCGGTGCTGGGTAAGGATGGAAAAACCCCGTTCAGCCCGGCAGAGTGGATTGAAAGCATGACCGAAATCGCGCCGCATTGGTTCCCAGCATCGTCAAGTGGCGGCGGTGCGTCTGGTAGTGGTAGTGGTTCAGGCGGTGGAAAGACAATGAAACGGTCGCAGTTTGATGCTTTGCCTCCGCGTGACAGGTCGGCAGCCGCAAAGCAATATCAGATTGTGGAGTAAAGGTTTTAGCGGTAAAGTTTCACCCGTAGTAAACTGGTAATGCTCCCACGGTGGGGCGATGGTATCCAGACCGAGATGGTCAATTAAGCGATTTTTTGACTAACTTTGAAAGGAAATATCATGGCCTCTCCCAACACGTTGAACTCCTTGATTCCCACACTTTATGCCGCAGCGGACGTTGTCAGCCGCGAGCTGGTGGGTTTCATTCCCGCTGTAACCCGCGACAGCCGCATCGACCGCGTAGCTCTCAATCAGACCGTCAATGTCCCGGTTGTTGGTGCAATTACCCCTGTTTCCATCACCCCGGGCGCGTATTCCCCCGACACTGGCGGTGCGACTCCGGGCAACGTAGCCGTGACCATCAGCAACCAGTTCCAAGCTCCTATCGCTTGGAACGGCGATGAGCAGATCGCGGTCAGCGAGACCGGCATCTACGAAAACGTGGTGACGCAGCGTTTCGCACAAGGTATGCGCGCCGTTGTCAACCTGGTTGAAGCCGACCTCGCCGCATTGCACGTCAACGCATCCCGCGCTTATGGCACTTACAACACACAGCCCTTTGGCACTGCTGGCGATCTGTCGGACATGGCGCAAGTCGTCAAAATTCTGGAAGACAACGGCGCACCACAAACTGACTTGCGCGCAGTGCTGTCCAGTTCGGCTATTGCCAATATCCGCGGCAAGCAGTCCGCCCTGTTCAAGGTGAACGAGGCTGGAACCGACCAGATGCTGCGCCGCGGTATCATCGGCGACATCTTCGGCGTTGGTCTCGGTCAATCGGCGCAGGTGAAAACTGGGGTTGCTGTCGGGACAGGTGCATCCTATACCACCAATACCGCTGGCTACGCTGTCGGGGCAACTGCAATCACTTTGATTACGGGCACTGGCACCATCCTCGCGGGCGACATCGTGACCTTTGCAGGCGATACCAACAAGTATGTGGTTGGCACTGCACTGACCGGCGGCGTGGTGACACTGCAAGAACCTGGTCTTCGTCAAGCAATTCCCGCTTCTGCAACCGCGCTTTCGATCACCGCTGCCACCGATCGCAACATGGTGTTCAGCAAATCGTCCATTGTATTGGCTACCCGTAGCCCGTATATGCCCGAAGGCGGCGACCAAGCCGACGATGTTATGGACATCGTTGACCCGGTGTCCGGCTTGAGCTTCCAAGTGGCGATGTATCGACAGTATCGTCAAGTCCACTTCGAGGTGGCATTGGCGTGGGGCATGAAGATGATCGCCTCGCGCCATTCTGCGCTCCTCATAGGGTGATGATTTGATGTAATAAATACCCTGACGGCAAAACATCGCCGTCAGGCTTCCTGTAATTTTGGAGGGGTGAAGTGAACTATCAGCTACATTACGCCACTTTGATTGAGCGAGCCAACAACCGCAAGCTGGCAGGGTACGTTGAGCTTCATCACATCCTGCCACGCTGTCTGGGCGGAGGAGACGAGCAATCAAATCTCGTTGCGCTTACTGCTGAGGAGCATTACACCGCGCATCTCTTGCTTGCAAAGATTCATCGTGCAGAATCAAAACTGATATTCGCGGCTTTGATGATGACTGTGAGCAATGGTGTTCACGGCAGATCAAGAAACAAGGTTTATGGATGGGTTCGCAGATTAGCGGCGAAGGCGAGCAGCTTGCGCCAAGTGTCAATTGAGCAGCGCGAAGCGCAGAGCAAGCGTCAAACAGGAATGAAGCGCAGCGAAGAAAGCTGCAAGAATATCAGTATCGCCTTGAAAGGGCGTGTGATGTCGCCAGAATGGAAGGCGAACATCAGCAAGGGCAAAAAGGGCAAGCCCAGCCCGCTCATTGGCAGGGAGCTGTCTGAAGAAACTCGAGCAAAGATCAGCGCAACGCTTAAAGCAAAACCAATTGAATCACGGATTTTTGGGAGAACTCATTCTATAGAGTCAAAAGCAAAGATTGGTGCAGCATCCAAAGCGCGCATTTGCTCCGGCGTAACGCGGGAGAAGCTGCGTGTTGCGTCAACCGGAAGGACGTGTGCAGATGAAACGAGGGCGAAAATATCCGCTATTCATTCGGGTAAGGTTGTTTCAAACGAAACACGCGCTAAGATAAGTGAGGCGCACAGAGGAATGCAAGCATCAGCCGAAACCCGCGAGAAAATGCGACTAGCACATCTTGGGAGAGCAGACACATGCAGCCCCGAACAGCGCCGTGCGGCAGCATTAAAGGCATGGGAAACAAAACGAGAAAATCAATTAGCCGTATAACTAGGAGACCGCAATGCAATGCCCTACCGTGAAAATTAAGTCCGACAATCCAGACATCCCGTTTATCATCATCAACGAGGAAGATTTCGATCCGGCGAAGCACGAGCTGTTCAGCGAAGCCCCTGCCGAAGCCCCTGTCACGGACAAGCGCGGGCGTAAAGGATAAAAAGCATGGCGCTGATCGTCGAAGATGGAACTGGTCTAGCAACCGCAGAAGCGTATTGCACGGTTGCGGAGGCCAGTACATTTCACTCGAACATTGGAAATGTCGCTTGGGCTGCTTTGGCGAGCGACACCATCCGCGAACAGTGCCTTCGCAAGGCCACCCAGTATATGCTCCAGCGCTATCGCCCAAAGTGGGCAGGCTGGCGCAAGACCACGACGCAATCCCTCGACTGGCCGCGCTACAACGTGCCAATCAAGGACGCGCCGGTGCTATATGGCGGCTCAACCAGCTACTACGACGATGCAAGCGTGCCGCAGGCAGTGAAGGACGCATGTGCATCATTGGCATTGCGCGCGGCAACCGCGACATTGTTCGCCGACGAAAGCCGAACAGCGAGCAGCGAGACGGTCGGCCCGATCAGCGTGACGTATGACGCATACAGCGGGCAGGCGGTGCGGTACAAGGAAATTGACACCATGTTACAGCCCTACATGAAGAGCGGCGGCGGGCAAGTTCCGATGGTGAGAGCATGACTTTCGATTACGCCAAAACGTCCGCCGCTGCCCTGTCACTGCTAACCAAGTTCGGGGCGGATGTGACGGTGACGCGGGTCACGGATGGGACGTATGATCCTGCCACTGGGACTAATGCGGTGACAACCAGCACAGCAACAGTCAAAGGCGTGGTGTTGGACTTTGGCGCAGGGGTGTCGATGGTTGGCGGCAACATGGTGACTGCTGGCGACAAACGCTTGGTGCTGGAAGCCGCTGCCGCACCAGACATGAACGACCGCTTCACGGCGAATGGCAAAACGTATGCGCCGGTGAGCATCGGCGAAGTGAATCCGGCGGGTGTCGCTGTTTTGTTTGATTTGCACATAAGGAGCAATTGAGATGACCTTCGCTGCCGACCTTACCGCATTCGCCAATGCTCGCAAGTTGAGCATTGATGGCGCTGTGCGCGAGGTGGTGACGGAGCTGCATGGCGAGGTTGATCGTCGCTCGCCGGTGGGCAACCGGGAATTATGGGCGAGCAACATGGACAGAGCGACACGCGGACTGCCTCCGCAGCCGGAAGGTTACGTAGGCGGACATTTCCGCATCAACAATCAATACAACTTCGGCAGCTTGCCGGACAGTGAGGTTGCAGGCGAAGACCCAAGCGGCTCAAACTCAACGGCAATTGCAAAGGCAGGCATTTATTCTTCACCGGCGGCGGGGGTGCACTATATAGCGAATCGAGTTCCTTATGCGATGGCTTTGGAAAACGGACATTCCACGCAAGCACCGCAGGGCATCTATGGTCTCGCTATGCAGACCGTGGTTGGCCAGTTACACAAGTTTGGATTTAAGGTATGAGCGTTGTTGCAATCCGCGCTGCGCTTGAGACAGCTTTGAACGGCATGAGTCCGGCGCTCGCTACAGCTTGGGAGAATGCACAGTTCATGCCTGTTGCAGGAACGCCATATCAGCAGGTTCATTTGCTGTTCGCAACGCCTAGCAACCGTGAGATGGGCGACCGCTATCAGGAAATCGGTTACCTGCAATGTAAGCTCATGTATCCGCTGTCGGTAGGAACCGCGACGATCGCGGCAAGAGCGATGTTGCTTCGCACGACGTTTAAGCGTGGCAACACCTTCGTCAGTGGAGGGATTACCACGACGGTGACTGAAACACCGGAGATCGTGCCGGGTAGGGTCGAGGGCGACCGATACGCGGTAAGCGTGAAGATCAAGTTTGTAGCACAG